TTATAGTCCGATTAGACACGGACAAACGAACAATACTGGTGATGCTAGAAGTCTATTTCTCAAGCTCTACGCAGGGGAAGTCCTTACAGCGTTCCAAACACGTAACGTAATGATGCCTTTGCATCGTGTACGTACAATATCCAAAGGGAAGTCAGCACAATTCCCGATGACAGGTAAATATCGTACTGCGACTTATCATACTCCAGGGCATGAGATAGAACCTACCACTGCAAAGCAAGGTGAAAGGGTTGTCAGTATTGATGATCTCTTAATCAATGCTCAGTTTATTGCTAACATTGATGAGGCGATGACTCATTATGATATCCGATCCATCTACACTCAAGAGGCTGGTTATGCCCTTGCTAAAGTAGCAGATCAGAATCTTCTAAGAACTGCTATCAAAGCAGGTCTTTGTGATAACAGTACTGTAGCAGAAACCGCAGGAATGATCCAAGATATTGGTGCGGGATTTGATGATGAAGACTTTACCGACAATGTATTTATTGGTGGAGCAACTGATTCATCAAAAACTAAAGTTGAAGATCCTAAAGAACTTGCACAAGCTATTATAGAAGCTCGTAGGATTCTTGAAAATGCAGCGGTCCCAGGAGATCCTGTTGTTATACTACCTGTTGATCTTTACTATAACATGTTTAAAGTAAACTCAGGTAGCTTGAATGATCTCATTATCTTCAACAGAGATGTTGGAGGTGGAGGAAGTGTAGTAACTGGTGATGTACCTATGATTATGGGTATGCCGTTAGTAACAACTCCTCACATGGGTAGTTTTGCAGGAAAAGTTTGGACACCCTCTCTATGGACTCAATCTGGTGGAATAGGTACAGGATCTATAGCCGTAACAACTGATGACGATCCGAAGTCAGGTGAATCAGGTAGAAACGGTCAATACAATGTTCCATTAGCCAGTACTGCAACTGCAAGTATGGGAACAGACAACTTGTCTGATCTTGCTACACGAGTAGTTGGAATGGTCATGACTCAAGATGCTATCGCTACTGTTAAGTTGATGGATCTTGCGATTGAATCTGAGTATCAGGTTAATCGTCAAGGTACATTGACAGTAGCTAAATATGCTATGGGTCACAACGTATTAAGACCAGCTTCTTGCGTATTGTTATTGCAAGGAAGTGCTGCTTAATCCTTTTTAATCTAAGGGTAGATCAGAGACTAATTCTCTGGTTTACCCTTTTTTTTCCTTTTTAATACTATGTCTACAAGTCCTACTACAGTCTTAGAAGCTGTTAATACAATGCTTACCAGTATTGGTGAAGCACCTGTCAATAGCCTGACTTCAGGTCTTGAAGATGCAGAATTGGCAGAAAGTATTTTATTAAATATTAATAGAGAAGTTCAATCAAGAGGTTGGATTTTTAATACTGATTTAGAATACAAGTTATACCCTGTTCCTGATGGAACTGTACATCTACCTAATAATGTAATACGTGTAGATACCAGTGAAAAGTCCAGAAGTTACAAAAAAGATATTATAGAACGTGGTCGTAAAATGTATGACCGTAAAAACAACACATTTAATTTAACTGAATTTGCTACTAACGGTTTAATAGTAGATGTAGTAATTCTAGTAGATTTTGTCGATCTTCCTGAACCAGCCAGAAGATACATAGCTATTCGTTCAGCTAGAATATTTCAAGATAGAGTTCTTAGTTCACGAGACTTACACGGATTTCAACAAATTGATGAACAACAAGCACTTACTGAACTTAAAGATTACGAAGGTGAACAAACAGATTATAATATATTTGATAGCTATGATGTGTATCGTGTTATTGACAGATCAATGGCAACTTACACAGTTAATCCTGAAGATTCAAGACTAAATTATTAACATGAGTTTAATATCCCATAGTATTCCTAATTTTGTGAATGGAGTTTCTCAACAACCTCCCTCACTACGTTTAGAATCCCAAGGAGAAATACAAGAGAATGGGTTATCCTCTGTAATTAATGGTCTGGAGAAACGTCCTTCATCTCATCACGTAAAAGATTTAGGTAGTATCACAGATATGGATGATGCTTTTATTCATGTAATGCGTAGAGATGAAAACGAAGCGTATCTTCTTGTTATTAAAGATAACTCATTACGTGTATTTGATCTAACAGGATATGGTACTGGAGCTATAGGAACCGAAGTTAATGTTTATGATGGTACTGGTATTACCAGTGGTGATTTACTTAGTGCAAACCCAAATGCGTATCTTGATTTTAATGCTAGTAGTGGAGCTTTAAAAAACATAGCATTTAAACCTACAAGTATTGCATCTACAACTGTAGCTGATTATACTTATGTATGTAATAAAGAGTACACTGTAAAAAAAGAAACAAGTACTTCTATAACAAGACCTTATGAAGCTCTTATATATGTTAAAGGGGCAGACTATGGTATGACATTTTCTGTTACAGTAAATTATAATGATACTGCTGATGCTTCATCTGCTTCTTTAGCAACTCTTACGGATTACAATACTGAGTTTGTAACTCAATATACAATACCAGATGGTACAGTTAAACAAGTAACAGCTTCACATACACCAGCCCGTAACGATGGTGAAATAGCAAAAACAGTTACAGCTACAGGACAATTTAATAATCAAGCTACAACACATTCAAATAATGTAGCTCAAGGATTATTTGATGAATCTCCACTTATTCCTGCAACAACAGGAGCAACTACTGATAATCCTCCTACTGTTACAATAACAGGAGAAGTTATAAGTAAAGGTACAACTTCTAATCCACTAAGATCTTTACCAAATAATAAAGGATTTGTAGTTCGTTATAAAACAAAAGATGTACTTAATGATACTATAGACAGCAACACTGGAGAAGTAGCTTCAGATACTAGAGGTGGTGCATCAGGTAAAAAAATGGGAGTAACTTCAGTTATTCAAATATACAATACAGAGCGACCATTTAGTATAGAAGTAGATGATGGACAAGGTGGAGCTTTTATCAGTGATATTGTAGGACATGGAGGAACTAAGAATTTTGCTTCTCTTCCAGCAGTAGTTCCAGAAGATTATGATGAAATTACAAAAACTTCGACTAATGCTGATGTAACTTATACTGGAAAATACGTAACAGCAAGAGTACAAGGACAAAAGAATCAGAATCAAGATGATTTTTATGTACAATATGATGGTGAAGTGTGGTCAGAAATAGCTCAACCTACGTACCCTAAAGATGATACAACTGATAGAAGAAAAGCTCTAGATGAAACTACGATGCCACACACGTTGGTACGTAACTTCTATCCTGATGGAGGTACTCAGTACGGACTAAGTACCACAACATACAATTTAGTATACTTTGATTTCACTACTACAAATTATTCTCAAAGACAAGCTGGAGATAATACTACTAATCCATTTCCTTCTTTTGCTATATATAATGAAAGTACGTATCCATTAGGAGCATACACATTAAGGGACGTTTTCTTTCATCGTAACAGATTAGGGTTTATCAGTGACGAGAACGTAGTGTTTTCTCAAGCTGGTGATTATGCTAACTTTTTTAAATCAACTGTAATAGCATCACCAGATACTAACCCTATTGATGTAGCTGTAAGTAATAACCAAGTTTCTATACTAGAACACGCTATACCATTTCAAGAACAACTTATATTATTCTCGGATCTCCAACAATTTACTGTAGGTTCTAAAGAAACTTTGTCACCTAAGTCTGTTACTATAGACGTATCGACTCAATTTGAAACATCAACTGATGCTAAACCAGTACCAGCAGGTAAGTACATATTCTTTCCGTTTAAACGTGGAGAATACTCAGGTATTAGAGAATACTTTGTAGATGAAAATACAGATACCAATGATGCTGTTGAAGTAACTGCTCATGTTCCCCAGTACATACCAGGAACTATACGAGGTATGGCATCAAGTTCTAACGAAGAAATGATTCTGTGTTTGTCAAGCACTGAAAAGAAGAATATATACGTTTATAAGTATTACTGGCAAGACAAACAGAAGGTTCAAAGTTCATGGTCTGTATGGAAATCTGATGGTAATGTGGTTGCAGTTACATTTCTAGGATCTGAAATATATGCTGTAATAAATAGATCCAACAAAATATGTATTGAAAGAATAGACTTGTCAACTGATCCTGCATCCCTTATAATGCAAGATTCACAACCAGTACTATTAGATCGTAGAATACTATTAAAACATAATAGTGGTAGTGGTGCAACTGTAGACTCTACATCGGGACTTCCTTTATACGGAGCACTGGCAAGTGCATTTCCATCAGGTATTCCCACAGGTGTTGAGTATATAACAGAAACAGGAGAGTTACTAGGAACTGATTTAAGTACAACACAGTTAGCAGGATACTTAGAGAACGGTACAGCCCGATGGGTCGCAAGCGGTGGAGCTAGTGCTTCTATGCGTATCTTTGCTGGTATTCCTTATACGTTTAAATACCAAGTGTCTGAACAAGTGGTTAAAGAAGGAGAAAGTGTACTTAATCTTGCAAGGCTTCAACTTAGAAACATGAGTTTTAGTTATAATAAAACAGGGTTTTTCCAAGTTATTGTCTCACCTCAACCTTCTACAACTGAAGGTCGTAACGTAAGAACCATCACGTTTTCAGGTAACACTATTGGTACACGAAAGATTGATAGTCAGACATTACAGGAGGGTACGTTTAAAGTTCCTGTATTGGCACGTTCTAATAAAGTAACTGTAGAACTACAGAACACAAGCCATCTTCCGTCTGTGTTTCAATCTGCTGAATGGGAAGGATTTATGATATTAAGATCAAGACGTACATGACAAAGCCGTATTATCGGCCCAGTAAAGAAGAAGATTGTTACATATTAGCTCCAAACCTTAGACACCAAGATCAACTTGAAATCAGTTATTCAGTAGGATTGAGTAATGATGTAGTGTTGGTTAATTCGTTTAACTTATCAAAAACAGAATGTAACTCTATTATACATAATGATACTGTTATTGGTATGTTTGGTTTAGGTATAGACCCTGTTAATAAAACTCACGGAATACCTTGGCTACTTGGAAGTGACGATCTATTACAAGTGAAAAGACCTTTTCTTAAACAATCTAAAATTTGGGTTGACAAGATATCAAAAGATTATACAATACTATATAACTATGTACATATAGGTAATAAAGTTTCAATTAAATGGTTAAAGTATTTAGGATTTATTTTTATAAGACTTATTCCTTACTACGGAGTAGGTCGAAAACCTTTCTATGAGTTTGTAAAATTATGTGTGCTCCATTAATACCTTATATTCCATACATAGTAGCTGGTGTAGCCACATACATGGCGGCACAATCTGCAAATCAAAAAGCTCAAGATCAAAATGACAGGTATGACCGTAATGCTATGTTAGCAAAACAGAATTACATGAATACCCAAGATAGATTAAGAGAAGAACGATTAAGAGTGGGTAAAGCTAGTAAAGTAGAAGCTGAAAAGTTTTCTGATGCTACTATAGATCAAAAAAGGCAACTGCTAGAAGCTACAGGTTCAGTTGAAGTTAGATCAGGTGAAGGAACAGGAGAACTCAATAGTTTATTATTAGGAATAAACAGGCAAGGTCTTACAAATTTAAACCGTATTGAAAGTACTTTTGGAACTACTACACAGAATCTAAGGTCCAGTTTAAAGAACATTGAATTTAAAGGTATAGACGCTCAAAACAGAACTATGATGCAAATGGAACAAGTAGCTAAAGCACGAGGACCGAGCCTTGAATCTCAATTAGTAAACTATGCTACAGCAAGTGCTAAAGCATATTCATTTTCAAAAGAATGGAACGATGGTGGTAGTCCCACTACAACAACAGGTTCTGAACCATTTGATAGTTCAGCTTACGAATATGATGATTCCCAAACCAATTTGGTTTAACTACTCTTTAAAACAATATTTAAAGCAATCATGGCAGAAAAAATACAAGCTCTAACAAGGCAGGATGTAATAAACACTGCTACTCCTCAAGCCTTTTTTGGTGGTACTGCTGGACCTGCTGTAAAAAATTCTAACCTTGACCAAATGGTTAATGCTTTAAATAACCTTATAGAAACAGGGGGTAAACTAGCATTAAGTGAACGTGAGGAATATAAAGAAGACGAGAGAAAGAAGGGTCTGGTCCGTATGTCTACAGCTAGTCCTGAACAAATAGAAAATGTACGTAAAGGTGTAGATAATAATATTATTCCTGCTTCAGCTAGTCCATTCTTTCGTCAAGGAGCTAATGAAGGAATACTTAAAGTATACGGAAGACGTTTTGGTGAACAAGCGTTATTAAACTGGAAACAATCTGAAGAATACACAAGTACAGATCCAAATGCTTTTAGTAATTGGATACAAAAGTATACCGAAACCTTTAATAAAGATAATCATATACAAGGATTTGAAGAGGATCTTGTAGCTGACATACTTATTCCTGCTCAGAACACTGCTATTAATATCGTACAACAACGTCATCAAGAAAAATTAAATAAAGAATTTGAAGATAATCGTAAATTTGTTATTAAAAAGGACTACGTTAGCGAATTAACTGATAGTTATCCTATTGTTAAATCTTTAATTAAAAACTTAAACGCTAACGAAATTGATGCTAAAATATTTAACACAAAGTTTGTTCCTGTTATTGACAATATTTTAAAGTATGTTAAAAAAGGAGTTAAAAATAAAGCAACTCAACACCAACTAAATAAAGAACTAACTCCTTTATTTGCAAAGATACTAAAGACAGACAAGAAACCAAGTGGATTTGAAGGAACTGTTTTTTATGAATCAGTAGAAGCAGTTCATTCAGCTTTATCAGATCTATACCCTGGTAAAGGTAAAAATATTCTAAACAAGAAAAAAGGTGATCCTGCAAAATTTCAAGTAGGAATAAAAGCTCGACAACGTTTTAGACTAGCTCTTGAAAGGTTG